AGCCAACAGCGGAAACACGCGCGCAAGTGTCTAGCCTTGCGAGCTTTGGCGTGGTGCATGATGACATCGCCGCGTTTCTTGGCATCTCAGACGTAACGCTTCGCAAGTATTACGCAAAGCAACTAAAAATTGCCTCTATAAACGCAAATCACGACGTGGGAAATTACCTATTCTACCTCGCATCGGGGCGCGCGCTCAAAGACAAAGAGAACCCCGCAACACACGCCGAATGCAGCCGATCGGCAATGTTTTGGGCTAAGACGCGCATGGGATGGCGTGAGACAAACAATCTCGACCACACATCCTCAGACGGCAGCATGAGCCCCCGTGAAATCGTCATTAAAGCACCAAGCGGAGATTGAGCTTCCCCCGCGCCTTATTCCCGTATTCGCGCCCTCGCGCGGTTCTGTAAGGTATCGGGGCGCGTATGGCGGTCGCGGTTCTGGCAAGTCATACAGTTTCGCCCTTATGGCCGCCGTGTTTGGCTATCAAAGCTCGCTCCGCATCCTTTGCACGCGGGAATTTCAGGCATCAATCCGCGAGAGCTTCCATGCTGAATTGCGGGCCGCCATCGAGGCGCACCCGTGGCTCGCGCATCATTACGACGTCGGAGTGGAATACATACGCGGGCGCAATGGGACGGAGTTCTTTTTCCGTGGTCTGCGAAATAGCATGAACGCCATCAAGTCCTTGGCGCACGTTGACCTAACAATCGTCGAGGAAGCGGAGGACGTCCCCGAAGGCTCGTGGCAAGCGCTACTCCCGACAGTCATGCGCCAGCCTGCATCCGAACTTTGGGCGATATGGAACCCGCGCACGGAGAACTCGCCCGCAGACAAGCGATTCCGCAAGCAACCGCCGCCCGATGCTGTCATCACGCAGTTAAACTGGAACGATAACCCCTTCCTGCCGCCCGCCTTGGATGAGCTTCGCCGGGACGAACAAGCGCGGCTCGACCCGGCAACATACGCGCACGTATGGGAAGGGGCATTCTTGACCAACTCCAACGCGCAGGTTTTCGCGGGGCGTTATAAGGTCGAGCCCTTCGAACCCGGCCCCGATTGGGACGGCCCGTATCAGGGCGGTGACTTCGGATTTGCGCAAGATCCGACTGCAGCCGTGCGGGTATGGGTGCACGATCAATGCCTCTGGATCGAGCATGAGGCGCACAAGATCGGGCTGGAACTAGACCACACCGCCGATTTCATGTGCGATCATATCCCCGACTTCGCTTGCTACGTGACGCGCTGGGATAGCGCGCGGCCCGAAAGCATATCTTACCTGCGGCGGCACGGGCTCCCACTAACGGAAGCGGTCAAGAAATGGCCGGGCAGCGTGCAGGACGGCATCGGGTTCTTGCGTAGTTTCCGCCGTATCGTGGTGCATCCGCGATGCCGGGAAGTGACGCGGGAGTTTCGGTTATACAGCTACAAGACCGATCGGCAGACTGGCGATATACTCCCGACGATTGTTGATGCCCACAATCACTGCATCGCGGAAGGTGAGTTGGTCACATGCAAGCGTGGAAGCATCCCCATTGAAGACGTGACCACAGATGATCTAGTGCTGACCAGGGGCGGATATAGGCGCGTTTTGTTTTCAGGTCTCATGGATATCAACCGCGATATCGTGACGGTTCACACCACGAATGGCGCAGTTAAGTGCACGCCAGACCACAAGATATGGACCGACAAAGGATTTGTAAGGGCAGACGCTTTGCGATATGGTGATTCAGTTTTAACACTGGAGAACCAATCATGGTCGAGACAACTGAATGGAACGGCAAGGTCTATCGCAGATATCCCAACAGCAAAAACGATGCTGATCGGCGATATTTCCAGCGCATGGGGAAGGATAGGCCATCAAGATTACATCGCGACGTATGGGAGCATGAGCACGGCCCAATACCCGAGGGATATCACATCCACCATATCGACGGAGATACGGCAAACAACGACATTTCAAATCTTGAATGTGTTTCGCCAGCCGAACACGCCAAAAGACACGCCTGGTCAGACGAAAGAAGGAAACGCCACAAAGAACACCTTGACCGAGTCAGGCACAAAACAAAAGCTTGGCACGCTTCGCCAGAGGGCATCGCAAAGCATCGCGAAATCGGAGCGATGGCTTACAAAAATTTTGTGCCAACTCCAAAGCCTTGCAAGCATTGCAACGAAACCTTCTCGCCCAATGCAATTGGCAACCGGGATTTGTTCTGCTCAAACAAGTGCAAATCCGCATGGAGGCGTGCAAGCGGAATCGATGACGTTCAGAGGGTCTGCATCAACTGCGGGAACGAATTCACTTGCAGCAAATACGCAAGAACAAAGTCTTGTTCGCGCGCATGTTCTGGCCGTTACCGAAGCGGGAAAGGCGGAAAGAGTTTATGATCTGACGGTTGAAGGGCATCACGAATTTGTGGCGAGCGGCGTGCTTGTTTCAAATTGCATCGACGCGGTACGCTACGCCATAGGCCCCATGATCAGGCGCAAGGGGCAGCCCCGCGTGCGGGTCTTGTAAGTGTCGCGCCTTGTGTGATACATGCAACCCATAACCCAAATGAAGGGCGCACCTCATGGCACAGAATACCACCGTCGATGTTCCGGCAGCGACTTGGACGCAGCTGACCGACGCGGATATCACAAGCATCACATTCCAAAATCTCGGCGGGAATTATTGCCTGATCAAAGGCACGACCGACACGAGCGCCCCGACCACGACCGCCGGTGCAATCCGTTACAATCCGGGCCAGGGCGAGCGGAACGTGACCTTGTCCGACCTATTCCCGGGCATTGCCAGTGTCGATCGAGTATGGGCCTATGCCGCCGACGCTACGGCAGTGATGGTTTCTCATGCGTGAGATTAAGAGCCCGCTCGATGGCATACCTAGCCCGTTCGGGCGGGTTGCGGCGGGCGTTTCAATTCCGAATGGCGCGATAGTCCAGCGCGACGGGGCATATGTTCTCGACCGCGCGGGCAATTACGTGATCAACGTGGCGCAAAGCTAAGGGGCCGACGATGGCAACCGCTAATATATATGATTTAGCTGACACGTGGAACGATGTCGGCACCACGTTTACCGCGATAAAGATGGACGTAACGAACACGGCGTCGGCGTCCGGTTCCCTGCTCATGGATTTGCAGGTTGGATCATCTTCGCGTTTTGCCATTACCAAGGACGGCGACTTGTCGCTTGGCGAAGACGTTGCAGCGCCCGACACAAGAACGATTTCAGCTCAATCGGTAATTGCGGGCACCACCAACACCGCAGGCCAAAACTTCACCATCCAGGGCAGCGCGGGCACGGGCTCTGGCGCGGGTGGCTCCATCATCTTCCAAGTGGCTCCGGCTGGCGGAAGCGGGACGGGGCAGAATACGCTTGCGACGGCTCTTACGATTGCGAGCAATAAGGAAGCAACATTTGAGCAATATATTGTTTCAGCCGCCGGTGGAATATCGCTGGGAGCAAACGGCCTTTGGCAAAGATCGAATGGTCATCTTACGCTACTAAACACAGCAATATTAGGCTGGTCTGGCGGCACAAACGTTAACTCGGACCAACCCGGCGACACACGACTTTACCGCGACGCCGCCGGCACCCTCGCCCTCCGCAACGGCGCGAACGCTCAGACGTTCAACATCTACAACACCTTCACCGACGCCACGGACTTCGAGCGCGGGTTCCTGAAGTGGGATACAAACGTATTTACCATCGGCACGGATGCTGGGGGCAGCGGCGGGACGGCGAGAGTCACAAAAATATTACTTGGCGGAAATGTTAACACATTTTTGTCGGCAGATAATGCAGGTTCTAGCAGCAGGGCCGTTTTGTCGGGACAGGGGGCGATTGAGTTTGCAACCAGCGGCACTACTCGTGTGCTGTTTGGCAATACCAACATAATACCAGCTTCTGGACTGAGCATTGATCTTGGCGCGCCAAGTGGTTTTGGCTGGGCGTCCCTATCAATCAAAGAGCGCAACGCTGACCCATCAGATCCAAATGAGGGCCACTCTGTAATGTGGCAAAGCGACGGAACAGGCTCTGGCGACGATGGCGACATAATGATGAAGATCACCGCTGGCGGCGTGACCAAGACAGCGACGATTGTTGATTTCTCTACAATCTAAGGAACTCCACAATGGCAAAAGTCACCATCACCTACGAACACAACGATCTGAGCGCACCGACGACCTACGCCTTTGAGGTTGACGCCCAATTCGAAGCGGACATCAAGGCCGCACTTCTGGCGCATCCGGTTCACGGATACGTGGTCGAGACTAAGACGGTCCAGGTCGAGGAAGGCACCGACGAAAACGGCGACCCGATCATGGTTGATCGCGAAGTCACCACGCGCAACCCGGCCACGTTTGAACAGGCGCTAAAGTCCTGGACGGCTGAGAACGTGAACCAGCGCATTACAAGCGCCGTGAATGCATTCCGCAAGGCTAAAGCCGAAGCGGCGGCACTGGCCGCAGTCAATGTCCCTGAAGTAGTAGCAACGGAGGTATGAGTATGATTAAAGTTGAATTGAGCGAACAGGAACTGCAAGCCCTGGTCGGCCTACTTGACGCTGGTCTGAAGACTATCGGCCTTCGCGGGGCCAAGGAAGCCGCAGCCTTGGTTGATAAGCTGGAAGCCGCAGCGCAAGTCGCACAGTCCAATGTCGTGCCGATTGAAAGCACGGACGAACACGAAGCGGACGCCGCATGAGATTGCCACGCCTCTTTCGCAGAACCGATCCGCCGCCGCAGATCAAGGAAAGCGCGGTTGGTTCCGCACTGGTCATGACGCCGGGTCAGCCTGTCTGGTCCGGGCGTGACTATGCGGCATTCGCGGAAGAGGCTTACAGGCGTAACGTTGTAGCCTATCAGGCTATCAACCGCATCGCGGATGCGGTCGCCAGTGTGAAATGGTGCGCTTATGCCGGTGACGATGAACTCGACGCGCACCCGCTCCTGGATCTAATCCGGCGGCCAAACCCCGCGCAATCCGGGCCGCAATATATCCGCGCCAAGGTCGGATACCTCATGATCGCGGGCAATGGGTTCGAAGAACGCGTAACGGTTGGCAATCAGGTGCGGGAGCTGTACCAGCTTCGGCCCGATCGAATTAAAATCATTCCG